CTCAGCGAGATCACCCTGCTGCGCGTGGCCGGGAACGTGAAGTTCGTGACCGAAGGCGTCCGCAATTCCGCGACCGCCAAGCATGTCGAGAACAGCGCGATGTCTCCCGCTGCTGACACCATCGTGAACGTCACCCTGGGCGGTTTCGAGTTCATGAAGGTCATCCAGATCTCCCGCACCGCTGCCCTGATGAGCGTCGGCGCCTTCGAGAACTGGCTGGTCGAAATGCTCGCCGGCGACATCGCCCGCGCGGTCGATGACTACATCATCAACGACGCCACCAACGGCATCGCCGCGCTGACCTTCAGCACCGGCACGAACCAGATCCTGAATACCGCGACCACCGGCTACACCTACGCGAACGTGTGCGACCTGATCGCCCTGCTGCCCGCGGCCTATGACACCGAGGCGAAGTTCCTGGTGAACAAGAAGACCCTGTACGGCAAGATTGCCCAGATCGTCGACAGCGCGAAGCGCCCGATCTTCGTTCCGGATACCGTGAACGGCATCGGCGGCACCCTGATGGGCTACCCCGTGGTTGTGGATGACTTCGTCGGCACCACCGACAACGCCCTGTACCTGGGCAAGTGGACCGATGTCGTCGGCAACCTGCCGGAAGACATCACCGTGGACCGCGACGAGAGCGCCGGCTTCACCGCCAACGCTGTCGTGTACCGCGGCATCAGCGTGTTCGACTCCAAGCCCGCCAAGGGCGACGCCATCGTGCGCCTGGTCAGCACTGCTTCCTAATGGTCTGAAGGCGACGGCCTGATGATATGCCGGAGCGGGTTACCATCCCTTACCCGCTCCGGCGCTTTTTCTTAAAGGGATGAGAAGGGATGAAAAGATGAAGACGATTATCGCTGTGCCTTGCATGGATTCCGTGCAGACCGAGTTTTTCAAGAGCTTTGCAAACCTGAAGCGAGTCGGAAACACGTGCGTAAGCGTCACGTCCTGTTCACTGATTTACCAGGCGCGGACAGACCTGGGGCAGATTGCCATCCAGGAAAAGTCTGATTTCGTGCTGTGGCTGGACAGTGACATGGTTTTTCCGGACACCCTGATGGTGGACATGATGGAAGACATGAAGGGGCGCGACATTGTGACGGCTGTTTACCACATGAGGCGCCCGCCGTATAAGCCTGTCCTCTGGTCGAAGCTCCGTAAGGGGCTTACGGCAGAAGACACAGAGACGGAGATCGCGGTCGAATACCCGCAGGAAGAACTGTTCGAGGTTGAAGGCTGCGGATTCGGCGCTGTCATGATGCGGACGGAAGTCCTTGAAAATGTGGTCAACCGGTACCATGCGCTGTTCGAGCCTATTCCCGGGTTCGGAGAGGACCTGAGCTTCTGCCTGAGGGCAAGGGGCTGCGGGTACAAGATCTGGTGTGATCCGAAGCTCCAGATCGGACACAAGGCCGCGACAATCGTAACAAGAGATACTTTCAAGGCCTACACCGAGAAAGTCGGGAAGGCCTGACAACCAACGCGAGGTGAGAACAATGTTAAAAGAAGCCAAGCTGGCCCTGAGGGTGACGGCGGACGAATATGATCCGGAAATCGCGAGCCTTTTGATGGCCGGCGCGAATGATCTGGCGATCGCCGGGGTCGTGCTGCCGGGTACCGTCACTTTTTCCATCGACGGAGACACGGTGACGGACGAAAGCACGCTGACGGACCCGCTGGCCATGCGGGCGGTGCTCACCTACGCGGCGATGCGCTTCGGATCTCCCAAAAACTATGACCAACTGCGGGAGGCCTACGAAGTGCAGAAGGTCCAGCTGATGCACGCGGACGCATACACCAATTACGTGGAGGCGGGTGAAGGCACATGATGAAAGCAGGCGTTGCCTGGCTGATCGCCGAAACCCCGCAGGCGCACGGCATCTTTGACGAGCCGGAAGAGACCAGGCGGAAGGTGTACTGTACGGAGAAGAGCGTCGGACAGACGGAGGTTTACCAGGCGAAGGCCGCAGGGCTGAACCCTGAGACGAAGCTTGTGCTGGCGCATGATTTCGAGTACCGAGGCGAAAAGCTGGTTGAGTACGCCGGCGAGCGCTGGAAAATTCTGCGGACCTACGTCACCGAAGAGGACGGCATCGAGCTGACAATCCAGCGGGAGCGCGGGAACGCGGTGGAGGTGAATGCCGGTGTATGAAGATCTGAAGGCTGACCTTCTGGCTCAGCAGCTGATCCCCATGGTTGAATACGAATGGGCCACACGTCCAGCCGGTAACCATGGGACTTTTCAGCAGGATTTCGAAGTTGCTTCCGATGACGGCGATGACTGCAAGGGCGCTCTTGCCATGGAGGGCAGCATCGACCTTTACACACACGGACGGGCGCCGGTGATCTGGGCTGGCATTGAGGCCATCCTGTCGCGGCACTGCGGGCCGAGTTGGTACATGAACATGGAAGTGGTGGATGAGGCGACAAAGCTCCTTCACCGTGAGTACGTTTTCCAGACGGAGGAGTGAGCGAGCATGCGCGGAGCTGCAAACACGGTTGGGATGGATGAGCTGCTCGCGATGCTTGGCGATATGGAGAACCGTACAGAAGAGATCGCGAAGCGGGCGCTCTATCAGGGTGCCAAGGTGATGGCCGATGCGTACCGGAAAGGCGTCGGAAGCATTAAGGCCGTCGAGCGCGGCCCTGGCGAGGATCGCCATCACGCACGCTATCCCACGCCGGACGAAAAGGAAGCCCTTGACGCTATCGGCATTGCAAGCTTCCGCGGGAGCGGGAGCGAGGTTGACACGCTGATCGGTATCGGGCTCGGCGATGAGGGATACTTCGAGATGGATGGCAAGACGAAGCCTCTCGCCATGATCGCAAGATCCATCAACAGCGGAACAAGCTTTATGAAAAAGCAGCCAGTGCTGCGGAAAGCGGCATCAATGGCAAAAGGACCTGCGGCCGCTGCGGTCGTCCAGGAAGCTGAGCGGATTATCCGCGAGATTACCACATAACGGAGGGGAAAAAGATGACTGGGAATTCCAATATTTTTGGTATGGGTTACCCTGTCGCCGCGGCTGTAGACACCTACACCGAAGGCACAAGCATCACGTACGATACCGGTTTTGTGATCGGGACCGGCGTGGAGGCTGTGCTGAATGCTGAGACCGGCGACAATGAAGACTGGGGCGATGATGAGCTGCAGGACTTCGACAACGGCCTGAATGGCATCAACGGCTCCCTGGAGCTGAACAGCCTGGCGCTGTCCAAGCTGGCTCAGCTGCTTGGCTGGGTGTCGGAAGGCAGCACTCAGGTTGTGTATCATGCCACGGACGGAGAAAGCCCGTATTTTGGTTTCGGGTACTACTTCAAGGACGTCGGCGGATACGTCGCCCGCTGGATCTATCGGGTCCGCTTCTCCCGCGGCAGCCATACCGCCAGGACGAAGCAGCGGAACGTTGAATGGAATCATCCGACGCTTGAGTGGCGCGGCACGGTGATCCACCTGACCACGCCGGCGGACAAGGGCGTCTGGCATGATGATACGCTCTGCGCGACCAGGGAAGCCGCGAAGGCCTGGCTGAACAGCAAGGCCGGCATCAGTACTGTCGGAGGTTAATGGAGAAAGGGAGAGGAGGCCCGATGGCTGCCTCTCCCTTTTGTCCCGTTAAAGAACAGAAGGAACAGCGTCGAGGAGGAACAAATGGACAATATGCCTGTTGAAATAGAGCTGCGAAAAAACGACGACATGCAGGCGAATGAGATCCAGCCCGGTATGATCCGGAAGATCTCGGTAAGCATCGGAGGGAGAACCATCCCGCTGCGCTATGACATGACAGCGCAGATGCAGATTGAAGACGAGCTGATGATGGACTTTAACGAGTTCCTGGAGGCCGTCAGAAAAAAGAAGAACAGCCGGCGGGTGATCAGTGCCATCAGGATCCTGGGAAACCGCGGGCTTGCGTGTGTCGGTGAAGCGGCGGATCTGACAGAGGAATGGCTTGCGGATCACATCGTCCCCATGAACATGAAGAGCTACCAAGTGGCCGTGATGGGGGCCACGACGGCGGGCTGGTTCATGGAAACGGACGCGGAGAACAACAAGGAAAACGAGGATGACATCCTGACTGAAATCAGAAAAAAAAACGAGAGTACAAACTGAGCTTCCGGCGGGTGCTCAGCTACGGACTGATCGCCGGATTGAACTATGAAACAATGATGGATATGACTCCGGGCGAGATCCTGGATCTTTTTATATACAGGCGGAAATATGATGACGCCTTGATGGGCATACAGAGGGAGTGAGAGTATGGGCGCTGATATCAGCACAAAAATGAGCGTAACAGGTCTGAGCCAGTACAAAAACGCGATGAGCCAGGCGAAGACATCTGTGAAAACGCTCGATGCTGAGCTGAAGCGGGTCGAGGCGCAGTATAAGGCAACCGGCGATAAAGAGCAGTACATGGCGGAAAAAACCAAGCTGCTTGAAACTCGGATGCAGACCCAGCGCAAGATCGCCAAAGAAGCCGAGAACGCTTTGAAACAGATGCGGTCTAATGGCGTGGATCCGCTGAATAATCAATATCAGCGCATGCAGCAGCAGCTGAGCGCCGCCCAGACGGCCATGCTGGAGACCAGTGCGGAGCTGAGCAAACTGACACAGGAGGAGCAGAAAGCCTCCGCCGGTGCGGATCAGCTGACGGCCAGTGTCGGTGGAATCAGCAAGAAGGTTAGCCTGGACGCAGTGATCGGCGGAGTCAACAAGATCACGGAAGGCATGGAGAAGGCGGCAGCGAAGGCCGTCGAGCTGGGCAAGGCCATCTGGGAGAGCATCACCGACAGCGCCCGGTGGGGCGACGACACCGCGACACAAGCCATGATCCTGAACATGGACGTGGAAACCTACCAGCGGTACAAGAAGGTCTTCGACACCGTCGGCGAGTTGACTGTGCAAGAATGGCAGAAAGCCAAAATGAAGGTGCAGAAGGCCATCAACGACCCGACGCAGGATCAGACGCAGGTTCTGGATCTGCTGGGAATCAATACCCACGAAATCATGCAGGGCAAATACGGAGCCATTCAGGGCGCGGCCCGGGATTTTGAGGACGTGTTCTGGGAGATCGGCGAAACGCTGCGGCGGAGGGTCGAAAGCGGCGAGATGACGCAGGATCTGGCGGACACCTATGCGAATGCGCTGTTCGGGCGGAGCTTCGCCAACCTCAATCCGATGTTTGCCCTGGGCAAGGAAGGATTCGCCGCGGCATTGGAGGAGCAGAACGTGGTCACGGAAGAATCCGTGAACAAGCTGGCCGAGCTGAACGATCAGCTGATCAAGCTGAAGGGAGACTTCGATAGCCTGAAGGCGGAGGTGCTGGCCGGGCTGGCACCGGCGCTGGAAGGCGCTGCGAAAGCGCTGGACAGCCTGTTGGGGCGGCTGCTGGAATACCTGCAGACGGAGGACGGTCAGAAGATGCTGGAAGACCTTGGCGTGGCCGTTGAGGGGCTTTTCGAGGATCTCGGAAAGATAGATCCGCAAGCGGTTGTTGCCGGTTTTGTTGATGCTTTCGATAAGGTTGTCGGCAGCTTCCAGTGGCTGGTTCAAAACAAGAGCACGGTTGAAGGCCTCCTCGGCGGCATTGTGACCGCATGGGGTGCTGCGAAGCTCTTTGGTGGCGCGCTGCAGGTCCTTCAGCTGATCAATGGCATCAGAGGGCTCAGCGGCGCCGGAGCGGTTGGAGCAGCCGGAGCAGCAGGAGCTGCGTCAGGTGCGTCCTGGGGGGCTGCTTTTGCATCCGCTGCGCTGAAGGCTGCGCCCTGGCTGGCCGGGATTTATATCCTGACAGAAGGCATCTTTGAATGGACGCATGACGAGCTTGGGAACAATACGCTTTATGACAAAGACGGCAGCATGACGGCGGAGGGGCAGTCCGTGCTAAACCAGGACGGGTCGCTGAAGCGCGAAGGCTGGGAAGTCGGCGAAAGGAAGCAGCGGCAGCGGGAAGCGCTGGAAGCTCTCTGGGATGAGTACAGAGCCGGTCTGTCCGGCGCTGGCAACAGTGAGGCGTTTGGCGCGGCAACGAAAGCGGCGCAGGAACTTTTCGGCGGTTACGGAGAAGCGGCCATTTTCCAGAGCCTGATGCAGCAGATGCATGAGTGGGGCAGCAATGGAAGCTGGAAAGACATGGCGGATCTGCCGGATGACTTTTTCCAGTTTGATGTGGAGCCAAGGGTTGACGAGGACGCCGCGGCACAAATCGCCGAAGAGATCGGGACCGTGACCGTGCCGGTGGTCATGGTGCCCACGACCGGTGGCGGTACCGGACGGATCCGCACGCCGCGGGGATGGGTGACGCTGGACGGTGACCATGCGAACGGCCTTCCCTTCGTCCCATTCGATGGATATATCGCATCTTTGCACCGAGGGGAACGGGTTGTGCCGGCGCGGGAAGTTAACAGCAGCAGGAACTTTTCCAGCAACCTTTACGTGGAAAGCATGTACATGAATAACGGCATAGACGCCCAGGCACTGGCGCAGAGCATTGCGGCAGCAAATCGGCGGTCTATGGCTGGATACGGGAGCTGATAAGATGCAGAGCTTTTTTATCTGGAAGGGCATGGACAGCAGGGCAATGGGCATCATCACGGCCGGACATGCTCCGATCATCCGCCCGGAGGAACGGGTGAAGCATGTGGAAATCCCGGGGAGAAGCGGCGATCTGACGCTGACGGAAGGGGAAGCTATCTATCAGCCGTATATTCAGACGCTTACGATCAGCGCCAGGAACGCCAACAGGCTCTGTGAAATATACAATTGGCTGCGCGGCGATGGATACGTCACTTTCAGCGGTGAACCGGAAAAACAGCAGCGGGCGCGGATCATCGGCGCGGTGACGCTGAACCGGATCAGCAGAAACATGGACACATGGCGCGGAGAGATCCAGTTCTACTGCCAGCCGATGAAGGAGCTTTTGAGGAATGAAACGGTCACTGTGACGCCGGGAGGGTCTGTTACAAACCGCGGCGACGTGACGGCTTTGCCGAAGCTCATAGTGACGTGTACGGGCGACGGAAGCGGCGGCACGATGGACACCGTCATCACAATCGGAGGAAAGTCTTTTACAGTTGTTGGTAATTATGCAACGACCATCCTGAGCATAGACTGTGAAGCAGGCATTGTGACAGATCCAAGTGAACAGGAAAACTGGACAAGCTACAGCTCAGGCGCTTTCCCGGTGCTGGATGTAGGAACGAACACGATTACCGGCAGCGGATGGAGCCAGATCGTCATCGACAGAAGGGAGCGCTACCTTTGATCAGCGTATATGACATCGGGAACGAGAACTTTGACAGAAACGGCGACGCTGTGCTGCACCCGACAAGCTGCACATGCACAGAGGACGCTGGCGGAAGCTATGAGGTATCCATGTCGCTGCCGATCGTCGGCAGTGATGAATGGACGCATATGCAGAACGGGGCGATCGTCAAGGTGCCGGTGCCGGTGCCGACGATTGAGAACGCTTATGTCGGGCAGGATGTAGACGTGTACAAAACAAAAGGAACGGCAAGCGTCAGATCAGGCCCAAGCGAGCCGACGAGGGTCACATATCAGACGTGGACGGCCGGCGTGGCCTATGAGGTAGGCAGCAAGGTTACCAACAGCAGCTATGACGGGCACAACTACCAGGCAACCACCTTTGTATCCGGGAGCGGGCTGATCAACGTACCGCCGAACAATAACGCGGCATGGTGGAAGAGAATCAGTGATTATACCAGCGGATCTCCGATCCTGGTAACCCTGAACCAGGGGACGGAGGTATATTACATTGAGGACGCAGCCGGAGTATCAGGCTGGTACAAGATCAGCACGAAAAACGGGATCATCGGATACATGAAAGCCAGCGACCTGGAATTTGTCCGGCATGAAACCGTGGAGCCGGTGCCGCCGCGCACGGTCGAGGATCAGCTTTTCAGAATCTACAACGTGGAGATCAACACGGACAGCTTGACGTGCAACGTGAACGCCCGCCATGTGAGCTATGACATGGCCGGGGTAATCATCGGAGACTGCAATATCGCGCTGGCGCAGCCAGCCATGGCGATCGCCAGGATGAAAGATGCCATGCTGATCAGCTACCGCGGAGAGATCGCCACAAACCTGACAGAAGCGGACAACGGAACCTATACGGGAGACATGAGCTTCCGAAACGGAACATACTGCTTGTTGGATCCGGACAAGGGGATCATACCTTACTTCAGGGCAAAGCTGATCCGGGACAACTGGGATATTTTCATCATGAAAAACGATCTCAGCGACAGAGGGATCCGGCTTCAGTACGGGAAGAACCTGCGCGGCGTGAACTGGAAGCGGCGGAGCGACGGAATCATTAACAGGGTGATGCCGGTGGCGAAGAACGAAGAGGGCGGGCCGCTGTATCTGCCGGAGATGTGGATCGACAGTCCGAACATCAGCACATGGCCGGTGACCGTGATGGAGCGGCTTCAGGTGGCGGGGCAAGTTGGAAAGGACGATGGCACGGAAACCGGAACCGTATGGACGGAAAGTGCTCTTTTCGATGAGATGCGGGAAAAGGCGGAGGAACGCTTCAGCCTGGATCATGTGGATGCCATCCAGGCAGAGTGTACTGTGAACTTCACGCTGCTGGGAGAGACAGAGGAATACAAGGAATACAGAGGCCTGGAACGCCTGTACATGTATGACGTGATCCACGCGGAGGATGATCGGGTCGGGCTGGACATTATGCTGCAGGTGAGCGAGATCGTCTGGGACTGCATCGCGGAAAGATACATCAGTATCAAAGTGGGCAATGTTTTTGATTACGGCGGACGCACGGTGTGGGGATACAAAATCGGAAACGGCGCCATTGATTACGAAAAAATCAGCATCGAAACTGTTCAGAAAATAATCAGCGAGGTGAGATAAAATGGCTGCAGTATATCATAATGACAGTGTAGACATCGAACTGGAAAGCGGAACTGTTTTCAGATCATTTCTGAATCACACAATCGGCAGCGGAGACAATAATGCAAACTGGTACGGAGTCCGCGTGTTCAGAAGCGGCGAGCCTGTAAATCTGACAGGCTGCAGCGTTCAGGGGATTTTTATGCCGTCATCAGGGTCGGCGATCCTGATCAGCGACAGCACGCATACATGGGTCAGTGAAAATGAAGCAGCCGTACTCCTCCCGCAGGCATGCTATAACGTCAAAGGACAGTTTACGCTTGCTATCAAAATCATTGGCACGACTGCATATACAACCACGGGTACCGTCAGAATCGTTGACGGCGTTGTCGCGGATACCTATTCCGAAAACCCGGTGGCCGAGACTGAAGCCGTGCCGACATACCAGGAAATACTGGCGGTTTATGATCAGATGGTGGCGGCAAAGGACGGCAGTGTGCGTTTTGACATTGAACAAGAGCTGACAGCGGCCCAGATGACCCAGGCCAGGGGCAACATTGCTGCCGCCAGCGAGAGCGACGTCAGTGATTTAAAGAGCGCTATTCCTT